TTAAAATTACAAGTAAGAATAAACCGGCAATTGCTGCTAAACTCTTCTATAAAGCCACGCAGCGCAGGTTGTGTTGATTGTGGATTTAGATAATCGGCTTCATCAAGTATCACTACTTTATAACCACCTTGCAAAGAAACAGTCGATGCAAATTGTTTTATCTTACCACGAAGTGTGTCAATGTTTCCGTCTTCAGAACCATTGATTATAATGTAATCAAGCTCAAGCTCTTTGCACAGAGCCTTTGCAACAGTTGTTTTACCTAAGCCTGCTGTACCAGTGAGAAGCATATTAGGCAGCTCACCAGTATCAACAATAGCTTGGAAGGTTGTTTTAATATCTTTAGGTAAGATACATTGAGATATTTTTGTGGGCCGATACTTTTCGACCCAGAGATATTCATTAGACATAGTTTAACCCTCATTATATAAAGTAATTGTATCACGGTTGGGTGGGTTTGTAAACTATGCTTGAGCCTGCTCTTGCTGGTAATTTTCGGCCATTTGGATAATAGACACACATTGGTCGCGTAGCTGACCAATAGTTGAAAGCTCTTCGCCTTTGAAGGCACCGCGCTGTGTCATAGTATCAATGACTGCAATCATGCTTCGAGAGGCTCGATTGCTTGTTTCATAAATTTCGGCGTTAGGATCTTCTACTGCCTCGGTTTCAGTTGCTGCTGGTGCATCGACCATTATTTAAGCTCCGTATGTTGATGTTTTTTCAAGAGCAATCCAGTATTGGATGCCTGATTCTTTGTTAACAAAATGTGAAATAAGTTTAGACGAAATACTTACATTATAATCACCTGGTACCATTTTTAGATTACCAATGTTCATAATAAAATTAAATTTTTCATCGGCGAAGTCCCCATCTAAATCAATAGAGAAGGCGTTAGAGGTTGCGTTCTGACTATCTATAACAGTCATTGAAAGCTTACCTCCATTTCCAGTGATGGAAAGTTCTGTGTGGCCTAATGTTGATGCCGCTCGTTTAATTCGGTTTAATGTATCATTGTCAAGCGAGAAATTAACATCTGCCGACGGCATGACTACCTCTTTCTTTGGCGTAGTTAGCATTTCAGTATCTGAGAAGAAATACTTAATGCGCGATGTAGCTTGATTGTTACTCACTAAAACATAGTCTTCAGTGAAGGTAAGCGTTGGATCATTCACAAGCGAAACTACACCAAGAAACTCATTGAGGTCATAGATGCCAAACCGCTGTGGAAAATCATTATCAAGGGTAGCTGAAGACATGACATTGCGTGCTTCAGTCATAGTCTTAATTTTATTACCTGCCTCAATTACGATGTTAGGATTAATGCCTGCGTAATTTTTTAGGACAGAAATAGTTGACTCTTTCAGTTCCATAATATACTCCGTTGTTATATGGTCTATTATACCATAGCTGTTTCAAGTTGTACACTGCTAATTTTGCTAAAGTTCTTTTCTTTTGCAAACTCAATTTTCTCTTTAAATTTGCCGTCTAAAATCTCACCTTTGTGTGAGATGATAAATGTATTAGTTGCTTCATCCAATGTGTACAAGATTTTAGTCAGATTATCTACACCATCATGATCTAAACTAGAATCAAACGTCTCGTCCAATATTAATAGATTTGTTGCAACTGAATTCTTCATCTTAGCAATCATCCGCCAAGTAAATAAGAGTGCCAAATCGATGCGTTGCTTTTCGCCTTCAGAAAACGAGTCATACGAGAAAGTATCACGATGGCGAGATTTAATTGTTTCTTTAAAACTCTCGTCAAGATCAAAGCTCACATAAAAGTCTAACACTTGTAAGTATTGATTTACTAATTGATTGATAACCGGAATATATTGCTTGATTATCTTAGTCTTAATTCCAGTGTCCTTTAACATTTCAGACATAACGGTATTGTATGCCCAGTCGTCACTAATAGATGCTTTGGTTTCTACTAACTCTTCTTTTTTAGAGTGCATGTCAATCAAGTCTGCATTGGCACCGCTAAGATCACCTTCGCGACCCTGCAGCCTTAATATGTCATTAGTCAGTGACTTAATTTGATCTTGCAAGGTTTTTATTGCTTGGTTGTTGCCGTTAATTTTACTCTGATTTGTTCTAAGCTCTTCGGCTATTGCGCCTGTAGCATCTAACATATCTTGTACTACTTGTGCCTTAGACGAAAGTGTTTCACCGTCTGCTGCTAAAAGCCGCGCTTGCTCTTTGAGGTCGGCGACCTTTTTTTCTTTAAAGTTAACTTCGATTTTTTGAGTGCACGTCGGGCATTCATCGTTGTCGGCATAGAATTTTGAATCTTTAACAATAGCTTTAATACGCTGCGACTGTTCAGCCTGAGTGTGTAAAATGACCTGCTTTTCGTTGTTGCCGATTCTGAGCTGCTTTTTGACCTCATCGGCATTTGCTTGAATAAACTCTGACAATTCTTGATTACTATGCTGTAATGCACCGATCTCTTTTTGTACAGATTCGATTTTGATTTTCTTTTCATTGATCTCTGTTTCATTGATCTGCGCAATATCGCGAATATATTTTTGCTGGGCTTCAATTTTATTTTTTAATATATCAAGATTATAACCATTATCTTTTAATCTGTCTTTGAGTATAGAAGTCTTCTCTTTTACAATGCTGCTCATTTTAGAGAATACATTAATATCCAATAAGTCTTCAATTACCTCACGGCGGTTACCACCAGTCAACTGCATAAACGGCACAAATGAGCTACTACCAAGAACTACAATCTGATGAAAAGATTTATGATTTAACTTAATGATGTTCTGCTCAAGTATCTTTTGATACTCAGTGGCATGTGCATTTTCATTAATCATCACACCGTTTTTCCATATTTCGAATACAGCTGGTTTAATACCACGCACGACTTTATAGCTAGCAGAACCATTGCCAAATTGCAACTCTACACGGCAGTCTTTGTTATTAATCGTATTAACCAGTTGTGGCTTATTGATGTTGCGATGTGGTTTACCAAACAATGCAAAAGATAGCGCATCTAATATAGTAGATTTGCCAGCTCCGTTCGCACCGACAATAAGAGTAGATTTAGATTTATCTAGCTGAATTGTTGTCCAGCTGTTACCAGTGGACAAAAAGTTCTTATATTTTATTTGTTTAAAAACAATCATGCAGTTTCCATAGCCTGTGCTTCAATGAGTAGGTTACGCATGTTTAGCTTTAACCGCTCTTTGTCTAAATTTGTATCGACGCCTTCAACATATGCGTCTAGCAAAGCTGTAGTATCTTCTACATCAATGCCAGTATCTTCTACATTGTCACCCATAAACTCTTTGAAGTCTTCAGCAATTTTCAGTTCATGAATAGGCCTTTCTTGTATTCTATCAACAAATGAGTCAAATGTAAATAGGTCAGACTTGTTTATTACAACTATTTTTACAAATTTATTATCAACACAACTTAGGTCAAAATCATTATAATCTGTTTCACGATCATCGTATCTAATACGTTGGAATAATGTATCAGTGTTCGGCACAGCTGTGAGCTCGCGCGACTCTGTATCTAATATGTGAAAGTGTTTTGGATCATGGGCGTCAGACCAAGTAAACTCCATCTGTGTGCCTAAGTAGGTGATATTATCTTTATGTGATTTTGTGTGAAAATGACCAGAGTAAACATGTTCAAATCTTGAAAATAGTTTATGATCCATACCTACATGAGACGCCACACCTTTTAAAACGTCAAAGCCTTGTAGCTCTAAGTGGCCGCCAAGTATATCTGCTTTACAGTTTTTAATAAAGTTTACGCTAGTGTCATAATTTTCTTTATTGATCCATGGAACAAGTGCCATTTTAAGTGAACCATATTCCATAACGGTAGGTTCCATAATAATATGGACTTCGTTCATATAGTGGCCAAGTAGCTCTTTAAGTGAATTGAGTTCGTTTGTGTTCTTATAAAATACGTCATGATTGCCTGGAATAATATCCATAGTAATCTTATGCTCACGTAACTTTGATAAAAACATATCACGTGTGCGATTTAGCACTTTAAAATTAACGAACTTTCTTACATCATAGAAGTCACCAAGATGTACGATATGGCTAATGCCATTGCGCAAGAGATAAGGAAAAAAAGTGTTCCCATAAAAATTCTCGGCATTATCAAGAAAAATATCAGAGCTGTTACGAACGCCTGCATGAGTGTCATTGATTATCGCTATCTTCATTTAAAGAAACCAGTCAAATCCGAGTCTACTTTTTGTATAGGTCGTTTGCGCTTTTTCTCTTTTTTAGCAAACACTTTAATCTCTGTGTCATACTCTTTTACTTTATCAATACGATCTTTGAGTGTATCAACAAAATGAGCTGCTACTGAGTTATCAGTATCATCTAATAAGAAAGCTTCGACACCAGACTGAGACAGGTATTTAAACTTGATTTCTTGTTGTTTCTTTTCTTTAGCAATACGACGTAGAAATGCGTACCATGAGATCTGCGTGAAATACGCAAATGCGTTTGGTCGACCTGTGCGCGTAGCTGCTTCTAAGTTATAATTCTCAATAGCTTTAAGACAGTTCTCAACAGCATCCATCACCATTTCTTCACGGTAAGTGTACCTGATAAAATTAGATTTGTGAGATAATCCTTCTGCAATTTTGAGAAAGCACGTTGCAATATAGTTAGTCACAACAGGCAATTTTGCTTCGGCGATTCGGGCCTCGTTGAGTGTAGTGACATATTCAACTACCGCGTTTGAAAACATAGCGTTGTTGACGTAGTGTGGTTTGTCCTGAGGTTTCATAATATATTCCTTAACATATGGTTATATTATACCGCGTATTTACTCAAATGTAAACACTAAAAATTAATTACGGTATTCTTTATATTAGGGGGTTTGCAATATGCGCAAACCATGTTATAATAAAAGAGTTACTTCTGAGGGTAGATAGATCCTAATGAATCGTCGACTTAGGTTTGAATTTTAGAATATTACTTAATTGGTCGCCTGAATCTTTTCCAAGATACTCTACGCCTTCTTGTAGGCTATTCAAATGAGCTTTCATCTCAGCTCTCATTTCGTCAACAGATACATTATCTATATCGTCTTCTTCTTTCATGAATTGTTCTAGTGATTTGAAATATTCGTTTACCATTTCGTCGTGTGGCTCACACTCGGCCACAATATGAGCACCACTCAATACTTGAAATGCACCAGGTTTCATTTGAAACATCATAAACGGCCGAAATGCGTAATAGCGAGTACCTTGAGCAAGATTATCCATGCTAACTAATCTGAGCGATTTTCGAATAACTATAGCATCGCCTTCGTCGTGATACTCGACGATTTCGCAAATGATCTCTTCATCATTAGCTAGTTTGAATTGTCTGATGTCCATTAATCGCTACCTCAATAATTTTAAATTTAAAGTTTTCTTTTTTGTAAATTTTAACTCGTTCAATAGAGTGTAACATAGCATAATTCTGGTGACTCTTCCAATGAAGATCATCAGATATATCGTACAGAGTAGTTGTTCTTCCGTCATCTGATTGTCGCAACCCGCGACCGATTGATTGCAATACTTTTATTTGGGACTTCGATGGCGAAGCAAATATAATATTATGCAAATTTCGAATGTTGATACCAGTACTAAAGGTACCAAGAGATGCAACAATAATGGCATTATCTTCTCCTTCTGTTATTTGCCGAATGTCTTCTCGATCTGACGTCTCAACCTCACCTGAAACATAGAATACCTTTCGGCTATTGTCGGCTTTATCCTTTATCATATCATATAACGGCTTACCGTGTTTCTCTACGTAATTAAACAGCACTAACGTATTACCTGTTTGATCTACTGCAAGATTTCTTATAAAGTTATTACGCGCTGAGCTACTGACAATCCAATCAATTTCATCCCTGTAGTCAGGCTTGCCAAATTTCTTACGTGTGTGTTCATCATATTTCAGTACTAATATATTTATATCAAGTGCAGCTAACGTTTTATTGTCTTGAAGTTTCTTGGTTGTTGTAACCCTATGTATCTTACCAAATAAACCTTGCAACACTAAATGGTGGACCTGCGCATTATCTAGTGTACCTGTTGTACCATATCTATACTTAGCGTTCACGCACTTATTCATTATGTCAGTTAACGACTTAGATTTAAATCCATGGCACTCATCGCCAATAACCATACCAAATTGTTCAAACCACTCGACATCTAGCTTATATATTGACTGCCATGTTGATATTACTATACCACCGCGAATATTATCCTTATCCTTACCGCTGTAAATCTTATGCACGCCATTTTCTACTAGCATGCCATAGTTTTCAAAATCTTTATACATCTGCTCTACCAGACTAGTAGTAGGAACAACGATAAGAACTTTATCCTCACCACGATGGCCGTTGAGTAAGTTTAAAAAATACTTGGCTAAGATATAGATTATAAGTGATTTACCTGAGCCTGTAGGACTTAGCAGCACACATCTATGCATGGACAAGGCTCTAGCAATTGCATCAAACTGATAATCTCGAACATCAATAGGATTACCGTTGTTGCGTATATTAAGTGACTTTATATAGTTTAGCAAATCCTGTGGATTAATCTCAGTAGCATCTTCTGGTGAACCATAATCACTGTCACTAGTTTCTATTGTATAGTTATTTCGTTTACAAAACTCTTCGACAAATGGATATAAACCCGCAGGCAGTTCTCTTGTCTGCAAATTAAATAATCTAATTTTACCATCCCAGACCTTTATCTTATACATTTTCATGTATTTGTATCCAGGAACAAAAAACGAAAAATATTCGCTTAGCGCATGAGCGATGCCATCATCAGTATCTACTTGTGCTATGCTTTCGTTCTTCTTCCATAATGTAACATCAGCCACTTACAAATTTTCCCTTTGGCCTAAACCATACTTTTTGGTTATGTATTCTTCCCATCAGATCATTAATTTCAAGCATCTCGGCTTTGAGCTTTTCACTTGTTTCGCCCTGAGCTATCGCTAATCCCCTACGGCCAGCCTTAGCTCTTAATGCAGATTCAATAATTTCTATATCCCTGATATCTAGTTCAAATTTCGTATTAGGTTTAACCGCCACTTTGAAACACTCTCCACTTAATCATATTGCCAATAGTCTGGTGCCGCCATTTGACATTATCTATAATTTCTTTCAGTGTATCCATTATTGTTTTAAGATACTCAATACGCTCTACTGACTGTTGGATTTCTGGATCAGCGTCATAATAATATTCCATGTCACCCTTCATAACTTTTAATCCGTCAAAAGGATCTGGATCCCAGCCAAAAGCAATAATTGAATCTTCATCCATCTTGCCATTGTAATACAGCCATTTGTTTTTAAGTAAAACTTTCTGGTTCTGTTCTGCCTTTTTCAAACGCAATTTAGTTAGCGAATGAAGTTCAAGATATTTTGCGTGAAGGATAGGGGTTTGCCGTGAGGCTTCGTCAAGGCTTGTTTCAGAAATAACTGAGTCAGCCGACCACATGTCGAGTATAGTTTTTAAATCCATAATATAACCTTTAGTTGTTAAACTAAATCAAAATACGAAAACCTAAATGATATTGGAAATGTCATATATTGTACATCACCGGTCGCCGCTTCGAAATTAATATCGCCTAGTAACGTTGGGATAGCATCTCTATATATAAGCTTCTTCTTGACTACGTTCGAACTTGTAAGTATTGATACAGTTATGTCAGCAACTGACGGTCCAAGCTTACTTCCGCCATCTGCCGATTTAACATCGGGCCTATCAACAAAACTGTTAATCCAATTATACATTTCAGTATATGTGCTCATATCTTCGTCAAGAACAATCATAGCACTAGCTTCACCAAATACCATTGTTCCACCAGTAAACGGTAAAGATCCAATGCGTTTGTACGGCACTTCAATAGTATTGATTGACGCGCCAGGATGTTGCACTGATTGTGCAAAGTATTCTAGGTTTGGTAAATACTTACGACTAATAGACAACTTAAAACCAGTTGGCTGTAAGAAATTAGTATTAGTTGTTAGTGATGACTCAAGTAAACCTGTTGAAATAGTTGCTGATTCAGTTGCCATTTAGTATCTCCTCATGTCTCTATTTATATGAAAAAAAATGTAAAAAAATGCATTTAGGGGGTTTACAAAGCCTTTTAGCTATGGTACAAAGGATCATAAGCTAATTAAGGAGACATCATGATTAATTTCGTCGCAGCAGCAAACAAGGGCCTTGAGCTTTTGACCAGCAATGATGAAGTCATTGCTATTCACAGTGTAGAACAAGGTGTACGAGTTTTTGCTGAACAAGACTTTGCACAGTCACTGATGCTTTCATCATCGATGGACTTTGCTATCGATGAAGGTTTTGACACCGAAGACGGCGCTAAAATGATGTTAGGCGAAATACTTGACGCCGTTAACTTTGCAACTAACGCAGGAGATTATGCTTAATGTTAGAAATGTATGAAATGATTAAAACGCTTCGCGACATGCAACGTGACTATAATGAAGGCGAGCTTCGCAATTGGCAGTTTGAAGCTCAGATTCAGTCACTTCACAATAAGCTTGACAATATGGAACAAGCTATGATGGCAGATCAAGGAGTTTCGTAATGATTAGAATTTTTAACTCAGGAACGTGGTCTCACGATAAAAACCGCGCAGTTCGTGAAATTGAAGTAAGTGATGTTACTGTAGAATCGCTTAGCATGGATTACACAGGCGCGCCATATATTATATTTTCCCACCCAGATTTTCCGCTCGGTTCGCTTAAAGCTCTATATGATGGCCATAACTGGAATTGTGATATGGATTAAAAAAAGGTCCGCCAAAGCGAACCTTTTAGTTGGGACCGGCAAAAGCCGGTCCCTTTTTTTATGAGTAACTTATGTGAGGATGTTGTCCACACGGAAGATACGGTAGTATTGGTTTGTTTTGACCGCAGCAAGACCACTTGCAGGTGTAGCACCAACAAATGGGTTTGAAGCCATGCCGTAACGGGTTTTGAAACCAATTTTTGGCTGGAAGGTGTCTTCACCAACCGCGCGCACCATTGTGAGCGGTACGTATGGACAATAGAAGAGACCTGCGTCATATGGGTTTGTACCCTTATAACCAACAGTGATATAGTCAACAGTTGCATACGGATCGATGTATACTTTTGTACGACCATTAAGAACACCAGCAAATGTTGAACCTGTGTCGTCAACGTTCAAGCTAGTAGACATCGCAGGAGTGTAATCCAACATGCCTGAAGCGGACAGAGCAGATGCTACGTCTGAGCTACAGATGATGAAGTTACCTTTACCGCGACGAGTTTCTTTGGCGATTACGTTTGCTTCACGCTCGATCTGAATTACCAGACCTTTGAACTTTTCAGCAGACCAACGACCATCAGCATCAGAAGACAAGTTAAAGATACCGTTTACAGCTGTGTTAGCTTGTAGTGCACCAGTTTTGGCTTGTGAGTTGATTGTACGAATTACTTCGCGGTTGATTTCAGCAAGAATCTCAGTTGACAAGATATTTGCCAATTCAGTTTCTGCGTCAAGACCATGAATCGCTTTCAAGTCTTGTGCAAGCTCTAAGCTGTATTCAGCTTTCAGTGCACGTGACTTGGCGGTCACAGTTGCTTTTTCAATGGTGAAACCCATTTCAGCAAACGCAGCGTTGCTTGCAGAACCAAGAGCTTCAGCTGAGTCAGTGTCCATTGGGTTACCAAAGAGAGCAGTTGTACGCTCACCGTCAATACCGTTTGCGGCACCAGAAGAATCGTTAAGGCCAGAACCATCAGCAGGTTGTGTGAAACCATTAGCGGCTTGTGAACCAGAGAATTCTGTGTTAGCTTCGTTGAAGAGAGCTTCAGCAGAGCTAGTTGCACCAGCGCCGTAACGTGCTTTCATCGCAAAGATCAAACCAGTTGGACCAGTCATTGGCTGAACGCCAGCAACATCATAGGCCATCAGGTTTGGCATTGAACGACGTACGAGGGAAATAAGTACTGGATCCCATGTGCCAATTGATGACGTTGCGTTGCCGGGTGCGGCTTCTGTGAGGAAACCGTTGTGTTGTGCGCGCTCTTCGCGAAGAGCTGCTTCTTGGTTTTCAAGAACCATAGCTGTTACGCTACGCTTGTGGTTGTCAGAAATAGTACCGGCAGATTCTTCGTTCAGAACCGGTGCCCACTTTTCAACCAATTTATCGTATGATTGCATTTTAATAACTCCTAGGTATTAATTTTTAGACGACTGTCTAATAGCTGTGATGTACTGAGCCATTGTGTCTGAAGGTGCAGCGACTTCATCGTCGGTATCTACTTCTTCGTCAATGTTGGACTCAACAATTGTTTTTGTGAAATATGATTCTTTGATCGTATTAACTTTCGCAAGGAAAGTTGCATCGTCTTCAAAGTCTACATCTTCACATAGCTTTACAAGTTTCTCTGCTTGGGTATCAGCAAGGTCACGTGATGCTTCGTAAAGTACCGCGGTACGCTTCATGATTTCTAGCTCTTCTGAAACTTCGATAGCTTTAGCAGTTGTTTCGTTTAGGGCTGCTTCCAGCTCTTCAACTTCTTCTGCCAATTCGTCAACAAGGTCAACTTTAGATTCTGGAACTTCGATGTAAGATTCAGTAAACAGATCTTTCAGGCTGTTCATGAATTTTTCAGCGATTTCAGTGCGCAGACCATTTTGTACTGCTAACTGATTGTCGGTCATCCAGTTCTCAACAACATAGTTAAGATAGCTGTCAACTTTTTCTACCAGCTCGGCTTTAGTAGTGGATACTTCCTCTTCTAACTCCTCACGGTATTGTGCTTCCAAACGTGTAGTTTCTTCAGCAAGCTTCGATTTGATAGCTGCTTCAAAAATAACGGCTGTTTTGGCTTTAAACTCTTCAGAAAGAGTTGCCTCAGACTCGACTAATGCGTTCAGGTCTTCCGAGAAATCAATATCAGCGCTGGCTTCTGCCATTACTTCAATATCATCAAGGTCAACATCTTCGCCCATTAATTGTGTTAGCGCACCGGCTAGTTCTTCTTTTTTCATGCCAGCCATTTTGGTGTACGCTGCATTAATCATACCAGCTTTTGTTTTAGGCATTTTTTCTGAATTAGACTTGTCACCCTTGCGAGCTTTCGCTTTAGGTCCCTTGTCTTCTGCAGAAGATACAGACGCGATTGACTGCGCTTCTGCATTCTTCGGATCGTGAGCTTCTTCGATTTCATTCTCGTCGAGCTCAACATCCTGATCTTGGATTTGGTCAGTCATGTCTTGACTCCTATATTATATTTGATTTTTCATTAACGAGAGGAAATTTTTAAACTCACGTGTCTGCGTCTCATAAAGATCAGCACGTGGAGCTGTTTTAATTTCAGTCTCCATTTTTTCAATATCTTGAGCTTCCAGGATTCCGTTATTCCAGATCCAGTCTACACCTTCCATAATTCCATTAACAAATGCATTTGGTGCAGATGGGTCTTGTACGATGTCAATCGTATTAAGAAGAAAGTCATCCTTTACATACATGGTTCCACCACGTTGCTCAATGCTACCCATACCACGAGTTGACACACCTAGTTGAACACCACCATCAAGCAAGCCTTTAACAACTTTACCCATCGGAGTATCTAATATTTGTGCCTTACCTACCACATCATTGTTCTCGATTTTAAGATCTGTGATGAGGTGGGATACTTTATCTAAGTTTACAGTGGGACCATCTGGATGGTTTAACTCACCAACTGCACGCTTAGTATTTACTTGATCCGTAACATATTTGTTTACAGCCTTTTCCATAATTGCTTTTGGATAAATGCGGCCGTTACGGTTTTTTGATTCAGCCTGTGCAAATACGCCTTCGATAGCGTAATTCTTGCCTCCGCCTTCTTTGGCTTCAACAATCATTGCAATATCGTTTTCAACGTATTCTGTGATTAGCTTCATCTAATTAGTCCAGTTCTCTTATAAACTGCATGAGCATTTTCTGCGCATGAGCTTTTGTGTCATATGTATCTAGTTTATCACCGTCGACATAAGTCGTAAATTTATCATGATTCTGTATAATTTGAACTTTATAGCCGTTTAGTTTACGATTATACACTGTGCGCTGCTTTTTGATTGCTTCGCCCAAATCACGTGTAAGTTCTTTATACGTCGTCTTCATCTTCCGGTTCTTCATCTTCAACAAAATCTTCATCAGCCACTTCTTCGGCGTCATCATCGCCAAGATCGAGCTCTAACTGCTCAGGATCTACATCGTTATATATGGTGGCTGAAATTTTAACTCTTTCTTGGTCAAGCGCAGTTTCCATTTTATCGGCCATGATCTGAGCAAATGTCTGATTGGCAGCATTAAAATCTTGCTCGCTTGATTGATGAATTAATGTTTCAATTTCTTCCATAATAAATTTCTCCATAATTTTCTATTATTTATATGTTTTAAACTTTTCGTTTATTCTTCTTCTTGGCCTTCTGGAGGTCCTTCTTCACCTTGTTGCTTCTGAATATCTTTAATGTCATCGTCAGTCATCATAAGAATTTTCTTCATCACATACTCTTTTGAGAAATAGTCACCAACGTACTGAGATGCTTGGTCAAGCGTTGTTAGTCGTTCTCTAAGTAACTCTGCATCTTTTAACTCAGTGAAGTGATTGTCCCGTGAATAGTCGATAACAATATCGTTTTTCCACGTATCCCAATCTTCCTCTGTGATGAGGCCTTTCATTATCAATTGTTTTTTGAGAATACCCTGGAACAAGTGTCCAAACCGCTTGCGCAGTCTATCAATAAACTTTTGAAATTTAAGTTCGTCTCTTGATATTTCGGTAGATCGACCAAGCGAAAATTGTGCTTCCTGTTCCAGCCTACTTATAGGAACGTTAAGCGATTTATATAGACGCTTCTGGAAATATAAGATATCATCTATTTGTCCGAGGTTTTCACCACCTGGTAAAGTTGAGATCTCTGTACCACGACCACCTTCGCGACGTGGCAGCCAAAAATCTTCAAGCATTGACATATGTTTGCGATCATCTTTAACTGCTCCTGTGTCTGCATCATAAACCAACTTGTTTCGATACCGAGCCATAATATCTTTCATATACTGTTCAGACTTACCCCGCGGCAAGTTACCTACATCGATATAGAATATTCTACGCTCAGGCGCTCGTGCAAGTCGATAGATGACCAGAGAATCTTCCATCATGCGAAGCTGATTGATTGGCTTCAGTGCCTTATGCAAATGCGATACAATTTTTTTACGGCTAGCATCAAGCAGCCCTGATGTCACATAACTGACTGAGTCGTTAGACAACTTAATACCTGATGTTTGGCTACCAGGTTTTTCTTGATAAAGGTAATACTCGTCTACCTTTTCAACTATCTGCGCGCCTGTGACAGGATCTTTTTTCTTTTTAACTTGTTTGATTTTGCGAATCTTAGAAGCATCGATAGGACGAATTTCTTGTACGCCGGCTTTAAGATTAGATTCATTTACGACAAGGTGGTGGTATAGACGTCCGTCAATATACCAGCGTTTAAATAGATCGTGCCCAACTTCATTGAAGTTTAACATCGATACAATATTTTCGAATTCTTCGGTAATGCCTTTTTTAATCTGGTCTGACACTTCGACCTTATCAAGGGTCAGCGTTAATGCTGATTCTCCCTCTGAAGCTGATATAGCTTCGTTGGTAATATCTTCGATAGCTGCATCAACTTCAGGATGACCAGATACGCCGCGGTACTTCATAATTAGTTGCGCGTTATCTTTTGACTCATCGCCATCCATATTGATGTATTGGCCATAGTGCATACCTGACGCAGTAACATAACCAGCGCCATCGTCGTCTTGTGCAGGTACAATAGAAGGAAGTTTTTTATCTTCTTCTTTTTGTCTCTTGCGACGAATCTCAAATCCGAATATTTTTAAGCTATCATTTTCTGCCATGATTACGTCCTATTAAAATAGGTCGGCGGAACAACCGCCGACCCACTATTTATGCCAATACTTAGGAAGTGGTATTTGATGTCCAGTATTGGTATGTAAACTCAGTAGTAAATTCTTCGAGCTGATCGTTAGCATCATATGCTAGCTCGATAGGAGACACTGATGTTGGAAACGCAGCCACAAAGTTGTAGGTTTTTAAGACTGTTTCGTCTTTATCCAATTGGTCAACTTTTAGATCTGCTTGATAGTCTGTCGGGTTTACAAGACCAGTATTTGCAGCGTGTGCATTAATACCGTTCATCCAACGTTCCATTGAGTCACGAACCGTAAAGTTCGTGTCATTGATAATTGTTACAGACCAGGGCTCAAATGTACGATCGCCTGCAATTTGCAATTGGCGACCGCGGAAAGCAACTGGCACGGCCGGTACGGTCGATCCAGGTAACTGACCTGTTCTGCACATGAATGATGTTAATTCAACATCACCGCCAGCATATGCTGGAAAGTTTAGCGTTACTTTAAACAGATTTGGGCGTGCGCCGCCACCTGCTAGTTTTGCTTTAAAATCGTCTACGCCTAAAATAGCCATTTGTATCTCCTCCTTATACCGCGCCAGCGACTTCTGAGAAGTCTACGCCAGTACGTACAGCAACAAAGTTAAGGGTAACAAAGTTGATGGAACGAGCAGGTTTGACTAAGACAGTAGCGACGAATTCATTTCTATCTATCACAGCACCAGTGTTGTTTGTTTCGTCACAAATAACGCGGAAGTCTGTAATACCACGACGACCTTTAATATCACGCAAGAACGGTTCGACGACGCCTGTAAATTCTGCTCGGGTAAATTCATCATTGAATTCGAACATAACGTTACGGGCAGCCAAAGCAATCGCGCGCTCAATGACCAAGAACAAACGACGTACGTTAATACGATCAAATGCCGAAGGTCGGGCCAGTTTAGTTTTATCGCCAAAGAGCAATAGACCTTGACCAGGAATATTAGCAATTGGGTTAACACCGTTGCGATATAGTACGTCACGCTCTGCTTTGTTTGGAGAGTATGCAATACCTGTCACACCAAGATACTGACCACGACGTGGACCAGCAGGTGAGTACCAAGCAGCTGCACTTACGTCAGTTGCTGCCATAATACCAGCAGTCGAAGACGCAGCCGGAATATGAATAAACTCATCGTTGTATTTGTCATACACTTTAAGGTAGTTATTATCCATAACAAGGTATGAAGACGATGTGAAAGTCGCAGATGTGTCGGTTGTGTTAGTGACCGGCGTTGTTGCGCCAACAACGTCTGTACGCGCAGGCGAAGTAACTACGACGCAATCTTTACGAGTGCCTTGTGCAATACTCACTAGATCGTTAACAATTGTTGTTGTGTCTGTACGTGAAGCCATTTGAGGAGCAATCAACAAATCTACTTGTATATTGTCTTTATCTTCAAACTTATCGTAACCATTGATGTAATCACCAACATCCATGTTTTCTGACTCGTCGCCTTCGGTCAAAGAATATTCTTTAACAACCTGAGCGGCTGAAGATTTTTGGAAGTCGCGAGATGATACAGCATCTTGACCAGCAAGAGCAACGCTATAATCAGAATCAAATCCGCCACACCAAATGTAGTTTGATGTCCGGTTGATTACGTCTTTAACGAAGTTTGTAGATCCGTCAGATGTTTTTGCGTTTTTAGCAACTGATACAAACGGGAAAGTTTCAAGAACAGTACCACGTGTGCCTGTGAAGGCTCCGTCTTCGTCGACAACTGCGACGTGTAATTCATCGTTAGTTGCGTTTAGGCCTTCAGCAAAGTTAGATGTGCCAGGGGCAGCATCAAAGTTATTTGCGTATGTCCATCCAGTAAAGACACTGGCACTTGATGCTTGTGGGCATACAGAAATTTTAAGGCTGTTGCCTAGTGTTCCTGGCCACTTAGCAATAAATGTATGCTTATCGCTGTCAAGTCCAGCTTTAGCAGCGTCAAACTGGTTCACATCTGTGATGCGTACATTTTTACCAGCTACTGCTTCGCCTGATTCGACGCTATAAGCATTAAAGCCGTCGGAGTCACCTAAGACACGGACAACTTGTAATGCGTTAGTGTACTTAAGAAAGTACGCTGCCGAATGGAAATCGACAGTAGATGTTGCGTTGGGCGCGCCAAAGGTTGTAACTAGACCTGCTTCATTTGAAATGAGTGTAGGTGTATTTACTGGACCCCAACGAAAGTTACCGACAAAGCCACCGGTCGAGGAAGATACTGCAGGCACTGTGCCAGACGCGTCGACTTCTCTAACGGTAATTGCCGGAGATTCTGAAAATGCCATTTTTCGTTCCTCTCGAAAATTAAATTATATGCGGGTTCATAATACGATTATTTTTCACTTATGACTATTTATAATTTTTTAAAAGTCTGTAGTAGAGTACTCTATAGCCCATGGCTGATCTGCTTCAGCCGCTTCGTGGTCAGGCAGACCATTATCAACGTAGCCAAATCCAGGCAAATCGTTTTCGATTTCTTGCATTTTCTTTTTAAACATCATTTCTTTTATGTTGATGTCAGTCATATCTGCGAAATATGATGTCGACATGAAATATCCAAACAACACTAAATTCATAACTAAATCGTCATGATTACCAGGAGAAGCTTCGTATGACTGTCCTTTGGCGACAAAGGTAGAGCATTCAATAATTGTCTGATCGTCAACTAACTCTAATTTGTTTTCTTCAAGCACGTCTTTAAATGCCGAGCATCCTAGACGTTTAACCTTTCGTGTCATTTCTACGCCTAGTCCGTCAGCCCGTACCGCAGATTCGACATGCATATTTTCATATTCCCAGTCTTGATATAGGCCATTACAAACTAAAGTGCCTTGATCGTTTGATTCAATTACGACATATGCTGTATTGTAGGAATTCGCCCATTTATAAATAATATCGGGGAAGAGTAATGGAGAAATAATATTATTGCGATATACAGCAACCTGTCTAAACGGGCGTCCGCTAATGTCGATTACATTAAAAGTGCTATAGTCCTGTCCTCTTCCCTTACTAACATCTACTAGCATAATATACTCGTGCCCTTTCCTAGGCTCTTCGTATATTTTCAAATCTCCGTTTTCTCTTAAACCTACATGCGGCTTGGCTCTCAGGCCTAAGAGTGTTTCGCCATTAATAAGTGTATCACCTGTTCCTAAAAATGTATTACCAAATTCCTGGTCAAACTGCAGTTGAGATGTATTACCTATAGTTTGTTGCTTCCACGCTTCGTCTCTGCCAGGAACATCCCACCAATCAACTCGCATAGGTTTAAACTCGCTGACGCCTTGCAGAGCCGACTCCCATATTTTTTGAAATACGTTGCCAATGCCATTTGCAGTCGAAGTAATAATAACTTTAGTGTTCTTACCAGATGAAATAACAGGATATGTCGACGTGTAAAACTGAGCATCATTTTCGACAAATGCAAACTCGTCTAAATAAAGTAGTGAAACTGACATACCCCGAATTGAAGATCCTGATGTCGCTGCAGCAATTATTCGTGAGTTGTTTGAAAATTCAATCGATCCTTTATTTAAAGCCTTACAACCCGGCTGTAAAAAGAAAGGTAGATTTTCTAGCATGAGTGTAATGCGTCCAAGCATCTCACGCGCGGTCGCACCCTTATTTGCCATAACGGCAATAACTTTTTCTGAGTGAAATAAAGCGTACCAGAGCAGATATGCAACTGAGCTAATTGATTTGCCAGACTGTCTGCATGCTAAAACGATATTGAAACGATGATCGTTAAAATGTTTAAACATTTTTTCTTGATATGGGTATAAATTAAAATCCACTAGGCCGTCGTCTAATGAAATAACTTTACAATATGTCTTAGTAAAATATGCCGGATCTTTCATGCATTTAGCATACTCTGCTACTTGCTCAGTGGCCCATTGCTGGACTACTCCATCACGTTTAACATTTACATTACCAAGATATGTTTCATTGCTCTTCGGTTGGAGATACATCTATCATTTCCTCACTCGCGTCTTGTAGCATACGCTGTAGTTCTGTAGTAGATCCTACAAATACATTATTATTTGTTGTGCCAGCAATAGCTGCAGGTTTATAAGTGGTGTGAAATTCTTTACGTTTCTTATGCATGTCCATAAGGTTGCCACTAATATCTGCCATATTTTTCATCATGCCAGATAAAACTTCAAAAGCCCTAGGGTGTTCGGTAGCTCGAGCTACTTCCATCATATCTTCAAGTGATGATCCACCCTTGGCTAACAAATCATGATAAGTTTGTCGAACCATTTCAAAATCATCTTCTGCATTATTTGAATCCATCACGCACTATCTATCTCTTCTATTACTTCAAGGAAACCAAAATCACTATCAGCACCTACACCGGCAGGTGTTGGAGTTACTGTTATTCTTTCAAGTGGATTATCACTATCATTTAGTCCGGCACCAATATCAAGAATATTTGTGATAGACTTAGTGATTATGCCACTGGACGAGGTCGGACCGTGGAATGTTATATGCATATCAAAATCTAGTGTGTAGATGATAGTGCGGCGACCTTCCATTGGTCCTTCGTAATCGTCATTTAACACGACGCCAGTCAAAATAATAGGGACGTCTTCTTTTATATCTTCAAAATCTTCGAACGGCTTAATCGACAATGTATATTGTGGATTGAAGTAAGGAATTATTTGTTCGACTAACTGTAAAGCATCATCTTGATTCTTGGCATAACAGCTTAACTGAAAGCTAACAATATAAGGAGCTCCGGCATATATTTTCTGCCGGCTTAAAATTGAACCTGATACTGCTTTTGCATAATTATTAGTTTTAGGCAGCTGGCGAGAAGGATCGTACGAGACATTAGTAATTTCAAACGACATGCGCGGCAGTTTAATAGCAACTTTTGTATCTGTCTGCAGATCTGGCATTTCACGAATACGATCAAGAAACTTAGCTCTTGGGCCATAGGCTAACGGTACTTTTTGTGTGCTAATAACGCCGCCGCCAGAATCTTTTCGAAGAACATACAAATTATTAAACATTGCACCAAAAGTGGCAACAGCCTTACGTATACGTTGATGATAAAAATAAGTGCCAAACATTAGCTAGGATCTCCAAACGGATTACTTTCACTAAAGTCTAAGAAATCAGCACCAATGGTATCAAACGTAGTGTTTTGCTCATTGTCAGATAATTTATTGTCTTCAGTATATGATGCAAGCGTGCCTGTTGCATTTGACTCGGCACCAGTGACGACAAGCGATGTAACAGGCAAATGAAATTTGCCGTCGCTTCCGCCAAAATGAATAATCGATAACGTATTAGTACTTGATACCCAACTTGATACTTCGCCGCCTAACACCACGCCGCTAGGAGTTGTCTGAGTTACGCGTTCACCGACAATGTAATCGCCGCTTGTGCCTGATAGCATTAGATCAAACTCATAGGCGTGATCTTGTTCTATACCGTCAATCGTACCAAGACCTGTATCAAGATCTTCGTCTGCGTATTCAAACAGCTGACAACGCATCTTAAATGTAGGCAGATTGGCCAACTGATAAAACGGCGATTCATGCTCAACGTGTGTAATTTCAAACATGGAATTAGACATAGGTAAATAGATTAAATCGCCTTCACGTGGGCGTTCGCCTTGAATTTCATTGTTAGCGCGTCCCACTGTTTGATTCCACCGCTTCTTTGCAACAGTGAATGTAGCTTCATCTCTGATCTCTACACCAAACTTTGTAAACAGATCGCCTTCGCCGTCAAAGCCTTCGGCGTTATCAATGTACATTTCGATTTTATAGCTGTTGTTAAATTGAGAAGATACATCCTCACCGAAAACTTTATTTTCATTAACAATAGTCCGTGGCAGATAGTACAGGTCCTGCCCATACATTTTAAGTGATTCAATTATTATGTCTTCGTAAAGTCTCTGCTCGGATCTAACCGCGTCAGAAAAATAAAGATTTCTTGCCATGGTTTAACCTACATAAAAGCTGGGTGGTAGTTCTTGCTCAAGTCTCAAATTCTCTTTGAGTTGTTGTATTTCCTGGGTAGCATCAGAATAAATTTCCCGACCATTTAACGTAACGCCACCTGGTAGTTGCATGCCTTC